GAAGGGTGCTCAAGCAGTTGGACAATATGCAACAGGCTTGAAACAAACATATCATGCTGGTGAAGTGGCTGGAGAAGTAAAGAAACTTGAAGATATTGCAAAAGATTTGGGTGCACAAATTGCTGCTTTAAATACAAGATTACAAAAGGCAGGTCATCAGCCTGTTAATGTTCAGAGTATATTAACAACAATAAAGAATCAACTTGGTGGTGCAGCAGGTACTGCTAATTTAGGTAAATATGGCATTGCAAAAGAAGGTGCAATGGCTGATATGGCAAATGTTCCAACACAACCTGATATGCTTAAAGAAGATGATGAACCTGAAGAAGAAAAGGGTGAAGTTGAAGCACCAGAAATGGATAAACCAATTGATGGCATTGGATTTGCTCCTGAAGCAGATAATCTTGGTGGTGGCGTTGTAAAACCAGAAAGTGCTGGCGTTGAGATTGAAGTTACTCCTGACAAAACCGTTAAAATTGAAATGAGCGAATCTGAAAAGAAACTCAGGAAATATATTCGTGAACGTCTTGAGGTTAAAGCTGGTTTGAAAAAGGAAAGTCTTAATGAAGCTAAGAAGTCAGAAACTTTGAAAAAACTTGACAAAGTTATTGATGAGCAGTTTAAACTTTACGAAACTACATTAAAAAAAAAAAGTTAATGAAGTAACCACAGGTTGGATGCAGGATAAGGCAAACCAAGCATATGATAAATCAGTTGATAGTTATAATGCTGAAAATCCAATTGCTGGTGCTGAAAAGAGTAGACAGAGGGGTAAATTTGAAGATTATATTAATCCAGTATTAGTACAGGATATTAAGAAATTGGGTTTTGATATTGAAAAAGACCCACGTAATCTTGAAGCAATAAGACTTTGGTTTTATACTACAGGAAATACACCAAAAAGTATATCAATTAATTCCAAAACTTATAAATTTGATGAAAATAATGGTGTAAATGATGTTCCTAAAGATAAATTAAGGAATCTTCAAATAGCAGTGCAGAAAATTCAAAAAGATATGCAAAGACCATCAGCACCTGCAAATGAAGGACTTGGTGATGCCATTTCGAAAGGAATGACTAAGATTGGTCAGATGGGCACTGGTAAAAATAAGTTACAAAGGCAATTAAAAAGTGCATTACCTACACTAACACCAAAAGATTATACAAAATGGCTACAGGATTTATATGCAGTAGACACCATGTATAACAAAGCACTTGAAAGATGCATTTCTACAGCAAGTGATGAAAATAAACTTCAAATACTTCAGCAAATTGCAAATGATGAAATTGGTGTGGGTAAATTAGTGATGAAAGGTGCAGAATTAGTATACATTCCAGCAGCACAAGCATAAGAATAGTTATGAAGTACTAACATATCTTAATTTAAAAAGACCGAAAATAAAAAATTCGGTCTTTTTTTTGCAACAAATTTTATTGTATCTTCGTATCATTATTCAAATAGTTTTCTATGGATAATATAAGAACATATAAAACTCTTCGCCTTGTTAGAGGTAAAAGAAGATGTGAAGAACTGGTAATGCTATCTGAAGCAAAACGGGATTTTGAATTTCGCAGACTTTACATATCAGAAGTTGAACAGGATTTGCATGTTATTTTCAGTAGAAGTAAAATAAGCAATTGGATTTCGTGGATTTTTTTGGGATTATCTGGAATATTAATGCAGTTTTCAATAGTTGTTTTAATATTCTCAGGGATTGCATGCTGCATGAAATTATATTCGACTTATTGCCAAAAAAGATTTGAAAAAATTTTCAAAGGATATAAATTTGCTCTTGGCTGCGTAGATGCGGTAATTGAAAACAATTATGGTATTATTTTGCCCAAGTAAATTCATTTTTTTATAAAAAATTATTAGTATTTATGAGAAAATTGTGTCATGGATTACGATGAAAATAAATTAAAACTAATTTACGTTTTGAAAGTTGGTTATAACGCAAGAGGCGAAGGAAATTATGAATTTATTTTTTCATTAAATCCTGATAATATTGATGTGGAAGGATGGTGTTGGGATATTTCACCAGCTTGTGACAATGCACTGCCACCAACTGAAGAATATGTTGATGCATTAATTAGTTTAAAGACAAAATCATTTGATTTATTTTGTCTACATGAAGCAGTTGACAGGGAATACATGCATGGATATCATACAATACATGCATTGGCATACGAAGTTGAAAAAGATGATGACGATAATAGAGATGATTACGAAAAATTATTCAATGAGGAAAATGATGATATTCCATTATTAGTTTTCCATTATGGCATGTCTCTTGCCAAAGTCAAAGACCTTCTAAATTCAAGAAAAATAATTTTAAATAAAAATAATGAATTTGTTGAGATATCTTCTCTTAAATTTTAACGTATTTATTAAATAGCTGATTGCCCATGTGGTAAAACAGTAAAGAAAACGTATTGATGCATAAATGCGTTTTTGGTTTAATTCTATACCCTTGGTGTGGAATCTGTAAAGGTTTCGGACGCTGAACCCGCTAATCAGCGTTCATGAGTTCATCTTACCAGATTCGGAAGAAGGAAATTCGGGGCGTGATACATCCAGATATGTACCACGCCCTGCGGTTTTTATGTGGGCACAGTATTTATTTATAAAATATTATAAATGAGTACCAAGCCTAAAGATGATAGCTTTGAGGAAAAGGATGATACCCCTGAACATATTCCAGTAGTTCCATTTGATATTCAGAAGGAAAGGGAAAAGGAAGAACAAAGAAAACTTGCTGCTGAACTTCGTAAAAAATCTGGTAAGATTGAACCCATTATTGTTACTAAATCTGGCGAAGTAAAAAAGGCAAGTGAACTAACGTACAATGAACAGGAAGATGAAATAATTCGCTGTGCAACCGACCCAATTTATTTCATTGAAACATATTTAACAATATTTGACCAAACAAAGGGTAAGGGCGGAATGATTGTTCCATTTAAATTATTCCCAATGCAAAAAGATTTGGTTGAAACATATTTAAAAGAAAGATTTGTTGTAGCCAACAAATATCGTCAGGCTGGTATTTCAACAACAACTTGTGCTTATATTGCATGGTATGTGATGTTTAATAAAAACAGGCAGGTTGCTATTGTTGCTGATAAACTTGAAACTGCTCGTGATGAAATTATGAGCGATGTCGTTGAATTTATTGATGGTTGTCCAGACTGGTTAAGACCAAAAACAGGTAGAGACACTGAAAAATTCTTAAAGGACACACAAAAACTAAAAATTTATGATAATGGTTCACGTTTAGGTGCATTCTCATCAAAAGGTTTACGTGGTATGACACCAACGTTACTGTTTTGGGATGAAACTGCATGGACAGAAAAGGGAGATAAATTCTGGACATCTGCATTTCCTACTTTGCAAACAGGTGGTAGTGCAATTATGGTTTCAACACCTTCAGGTCTTGATGCTGTTTTTTATAAAACATTTATGGGTGCAAGAGCAGGTGAAAATAGTTTTAAAGCAGTCGAACTTTGGTGGTATAATGACCCAAGATACAATAAAGATTTGGTATGGCTAAAAAATAAAGGAAAGGAAACTGAAATTCGTTTAGTTGATGAAGGTTGGGATGAAAAGAAAAGAATTCAATTAGCTGATGATGGTTGGGAAGCAAGTTCACCTTGGTTTGAAGAACAAGTACGTAACGCAAACGGTGATATGCGTAAAATTGCACAGGAACTTTTATGTTCTTTCTTGGGTTCTGGTGATAACTTTATTGCTGAAGAATTTTTGAAAAGAATTCAGGAAGAAGAAGTACAAACGCCAATTCGTCAAGAATATACAGATTTAAATATGTGGATTTGGGAAGACCCAAAACCAGCAGAAACATATATTATGACATTGGATGCATCGCCCGGGCATGGTGAGGACAATTCTACACTCAACATGTTAAAAATCAATGAAATAATTGAAGAAAAAATCATAACAAAAGGAGAAAAAACAAAAAAGGTTAAGATAAAAAGACATAAAGTCGAGCAAGTTGCCGAATATTATGGAAAAGTAACACCACAGATGCTTGCCGAAATTGCATATCAATATGGTAAGAGATATAATAATGCATATTGTGTTGTTGATATTACGGGTGGTTATGGCGTTCAAACAATTGAAAAATTAATTGAATTTGGTTATCCTGAAGAATCTATTCATTACGCTGAAGTAACACATAAACCATCAAGGGATAGATTGCAGGGATATATTAAAAAAGGAATGAAGACAATGCCAGACGGTGCTGTTGTTAATGTGGATTTAATTCCCGGGTTCTTTATTGGCAACAACCGTGCTTCAGTATTACTTGAGATGCAGCGTGCTATTCACCTTGAGGATGTGGTAATTAGGTCAGTAAGATTATTAAATGAATTAAAAACATTTGTTACTGTTGCTGGAAACCGTGTTGCCGACCATAAGCGTTCATTCCATGATGATTCAATTATGGGATTATCGATTGGATTGTATACTTTAAACTTTGATATGGCAAGGTTTAAACAAAGTAAGGGTATTACTGAAAAAATGTTAAATGCAATCATATCAAACAATGATATTTCCGATATGGAGAAAAATAAGGGAATTAAAAACAAACCAATGATTTCACCAAGCAGTGCTTCTCCATTAAATCCATATTTATCTTATGGTTGGTTATTTAAGGGGTTAGATGGGAAAAAGAAAAATTGATTTGTATTTATATTTAAATAACTTTTTATGACTTTTTCGAAAAATCGAAGTATTTATAAAAAAATATAAAAAATTATAAAAAATGGCTGAAGAACAGAAAAAAGGGACAATATATCAGCAACTTAATCAGCTTTTAAATTTAGACGGTTTTGGTTTTACTGATGCTCAACCAACAGTCATGCCACAATCAACACCTGCCGTACCTAAAGAAACTAAAGTTATAATTAAAGGTGCTACCCCCGAAGAAATAAAAAGAAAGGGATTGGAGTTAGAACAAAAACGTGAACTCCAAAATAAATTTTTTAGGACTACCGATAGAGGTTTCCAGAAAGCCTTACAATATGAAGCAGCCAGACTTCCAGCGTATATTGATTATGAGGGCATGGAATACTACCCAATCATTTCAAGTGCATTGGATTTATTCATGGAAGAAGCAACAACCGTTGGTCTAAATGGTAAAATGTTAAACATATATTCCAACAAAGAAAGAATAAAAATGCTGTTGGAAGAATTTTTCTATGATATTGTAAACGTTAATGTAAACTTACCATTTTGGACAAGAAATACAGTAAAATATGGTGATAATTTCGTATTACTTTATGGTGAGCGTAAGAAGGGTATTACACATGTAAAACAATTAGTAAACTATGAAATAGAACGTTTTGAAAGAATACAAAACGGTAAGCCACTTGTTAAATTCAGGGAAAGAATGACTGGAGATGAATTTAATGTTTTTGAAATGGCACATTTCCGTCTTCTTGGCGATGACAAATATTTACCATATGGTTCATCAGTACTTAATAAAGTACGTAGAGTTTTCCGTCAATTAATCATGGCTGAAGATGCAATGCTTACCTATCGTATTATTCGTGCTGGTGAGAAAAAAGTTTTTAAGATTGATGTTGGAAATATTGATGAAGAGGATATTGAAGAATATATCTATAAAGTAGCAACCAAATTCAAGAAAATTGCACAAGTTGCACCAAATGATGGTCAAATTGATTACCGCTTTAATATAATGGGCAATGATGAGGACTATTTTTTGCCAGTAAGAAATGCAAATACACAAACGGGCATTGAAACACTCCCGGGCGCATCGAACCTTGACCAAATTCATGATATTGAATATCTTCGTGACAATTTATTTGTTGGTCTTGGTATTCCAAAACCATTTTTAAGTTTCCAAGATGCTGCAGGTGCTGGTAAAAATATGGCACAATACGATATTCGTTTTGCAAAAAAAATTAATCGTATTCAACAAGCGTTAATTCAGGAACTCAATAAAATGGCAATGATACATTTGTATCTATTGGGTTATACTGGTGATGACTTAAATAGTTTTCAATTAACTCTTACTAATCCATCAGTTCAGCAAGAATTATTAAAAGCTGAATTGATGCGTGAAAAAGCACAAACATATACTGAATTAACTCGTGCTGAAGCAGGTATTGCAGCAATGTCACATACCAATGCCAAGAGAAAATTGTGGAATATGAGTGATAGGGAAATCGTAGAAGATTTGAAACAGCAAAAATTAGAAAAAGTTGTTATGCAAGAACTTGCTGATGCCCCTGTTACAATTAAGCATTCTGGATTATTTACCGATATTGATAAGAG